TGCAATGACCGAAGCCGGGATCACCGTCAGCTGGTCGATGCAGCCGAAGGACTGGCACGACATCGCCAGCATCGTTGACCGAGCCGGAGCCCCGGCGATGGTCAGCTTCGCGAAGGACACCGCCGCCTCCTCGAGGCAGCCCGTGCGCTACGCCACGTTCTTCCTCCGCGGCGGTTGGCGTGGCCTGCCACCCAAGAGCACCGCGCCTCCGCCGCCTCAAGCGGCCGAGAAGCCCGCTTGGTGCGAGGACCCGTACTGCGACCCGGTCACCCGGACCCGCGATGTCGAGGACGACAAGGGCCTCCGCTACTCCCAGCCCTGCCCCAACTGCCACCCCAAACGAAAGGCAGCTGCAGCATGACCGCCCCCGCACTCGTCGAGTTCGTCTACGGCATCGACAGCACCGTGTCCGATGACACCCGGTTCTACCGAGCGCCGCACGTCGTGAAGTTCCGCGTCGTGAAGAAGACACCCAAACGCGTCTATTACGAGATCAAGGGCTGGACCCGGTTCGTGGACCGACACCGCCTCGAAACCGACGGCAAAGTCCTGCGGAAGCGCGGCGGCTGGTGGGAGCCGGACCTGACGGTCTACCTGAACCCGCCCGCCATCGAGCAGCACAAGGCGCCCAGCCTCGCCGACCTCTGGACGGCCATGGCTGACGCCCACCCCGACCGGGGCGGCACCGACGAAGCGTTCATCGCGGCCCGCCACCGCTACGAGCAAGCCCGAACCAGGGAGACCACCGCATGACCACCGACGCCGCCGACTTCGAACGCCAGCCCCCGCACAACACCGAAGCCGAACAAGCAGTCCTCGGCGCGATGATGCTCTCCGCCGCCGTCATCGACCGCGTCCTCGCAACCGTCGACCCCGGCGACTTCTACCGCCCCGCCCACACCACGATCTTCCTCGCCATCCGCGACCTCTACGGACGGTCCCGCGAACCCCGCATCGACAACCTGACCGTCGGCGACGAACTCAGCAAGAACGGCGACCTGACCCGCATCGGTGGCGCCCTGTACCTGACGACCCTCGTCAACGCGGTGCCCGTCGCAGCGAGCGCCGAGCACTACGCCGAGATCGTCCACGACAAGGCCACCCTGCGGCGCGTCATCGAATCCGCGACCCGCGCCATCCAACGCGCCCACGGAGCCCAAGGCGAAGCCCTCGAGATCCTCGACGACGCCATGGCCGAACTCCAGGGCGCCGGCTCCGGCCGGTCCGCACTCGAGGTGAAGCTGTCCGTCGGCGACCGGTGGGCAGGGTTCCTCGACGAACTCCAAGCCGGCGCCGACCCCCGGGCTCTCAACACGCCGTGGCACGACGTCAACGAAGTCATCGAGTTCAAGCCCGGCCAGCTCATCACCGTCGGCGCCGCCACCTCCGGCGGCAAGTCCCTGTTCGGCCTGAACCTTGCCGGGTACATCGCCCTCACCCGCGCCCGCCCCGTGTTGGTCGCGTCCATGGAGATGGGCGGCTCCGAGCTCATGGCCCGCCTCACCGCCGCCGAAGCCTCGGTCGAGCTCGACCACCTGATCCGCCGCCAGCTCACCGACCACGACTGGCAGAAGATCATCGGCGCGTCGGACCGGCTCCAGAACGCCCACAACTTCATCCTCGACGACTCCCCGAACCTGTCCCTGTCGAAGATCCGGTCCCGAGTCCGGTGGATGGCCAGCCGCGGCGAAGCGCCCGCCATGGTCGTCGCCGACTACCTCCAGCTCCTCACTCCCGAAGGCTCGAGCAGCACCACCAACCGGGCCACTGAAGTCGCCGCCCTCTCCCGCGGGCTGAAGCTCCTCGCGATGGAGTTCGAGATCCCCGTCGTCGCCCTCGCCCAGTTCAACCGCGGCGCCGCCGGACGGCTGCCCGTCGTCACGGACTTCAAGGACTCGAGCGCCATCGAGCAGGACTCGAACGTGATCATCCTGATGCACCGGCCCCTCGCCGAAGACGGCTCCGACACAACGAACCGGGCTGGCGAAGTCGACCTGATCGTGGCGAAGAACCGCAACGGAGCCACCGGAAGGGTGATCCCGCTTTCCTTCCAAGGTCATTTTGCGCGTCTGCGCTCCATGGCAGGGGGCTACTGACATGCCGGAACTCAGCCTCGAGGACATCGCCGCGTTACGGAAGCAGGGCGACTTCGCCGAGTACCTGCGCTCCCTCGTCGGCGGCCCCCCGCCGCCCGAGCCCGCCAAGGCGAAGCCCGAACCCATCTCCTTCGGGCCCGGCCACCGGCCCGGAGCCTGGCCCGCCGGCACCCGACCGGCCGGACCGAACACCTGCGACCCCGACTGCGAATGCGCCCTCAACCACCCGCCCGGGAGCGCGCCGTGACCGACAACTGCCCCGGATGCTGCGCCGGCCCCAACGAGCCGATCCTCAGCCGCTCCGACGACGAGCAGGCCACCGAGACGTACAGGTGCCCGTCCTGCGGCCACACGTGGACCACCCGGCGGTCCGCCGCCGCCTACCAGGACTTCGGCATACAGCCCGAACTCCGCGACCTCGCCTGACCCGCCACCCCGAAAGGAACCCGACATGACCGCCATCCAGTGGACCGACCAGACCTGGAACCCCACCACCGGCTGCGACCGAATCAGCCCCGGATGCGACAACTGCTACGCCCTGACCATGGCCCGCCGCCTCAAGGGCATGGGATCCGCGAAGTACCAGAACGACGGCAACCCCGTCACGTCCGGCCCGGGCTTCGGCCTGACCGTCCACGGTGACGTGCTCACCGAGCCGCTGCGCTGGAAGAAGCCGCGTCGGGTCTTCGTGAACTCGATGAGCGACCTGTTCCACGCCCGCGTCCCGCGGGAGTTCCTGGCCCAGGTCTTCGCCGTCATGGCCGCCACCCCGCAGCACACCTACCAGATCCTCACCAAGCGACCCGAGCGCGCCGCCCGCATCCTGCGAGACCTGTGCACCTGCGGCGTCGGCCACCCGCCCGGCGAGCACTTCCGGTCCGACATGGAGTGGGCCGCCACCTCGCACAGCCCGACCTACGTCCCGGGCCTGGAGCACGGCATCTACCACCGCTCCGGGTGGCCCCTGCCGAACGTGTGGCTGGGCACCTCGATCGAGTCCGCGGAGTACACCCGCCGCGCCGACGCCCTACGTGCCGCGCCGGCCGCCGTGCGGTTCATCTCCGCCGAACCCCTCATCGGTGCCCTGCCCAACCTGGACCTCGTCGACATCGACTGGCTGATCATCGGCGGCGAAAGCGGCTCCGGCGCCCGGCCGCTGGATGTCGCCTGGGTCGAAGACCTCCTCGTCAACTGCGCCGAGACGGCGACCGCCCCGTTCGTGAAGCAGCTCGGCTCCGTGTGGGCCCGCGACACCGCGTGGGGCGGCAAGACCGTCCACGGCCACGGCGACACGAAGGGCGGCGATCCCGACTACTGGCCCGTCTACCTCCGGCACCGCGCCTACCCGCAGACGACCATCCCCGCCTGACCCGCCACCGACCGCGACCCTCACCCGAATGGACGCCATGACCCCGAGACGGCCCACAACGGCCCCTAGGAGCGCCGAACTCCCCTCCGACGTGGAACCGGGCCCCGGCACCGCAGAGCGGCAGCGAGACGCCCAGCCAACCCGATCGACCGATGAACCGACAGGAGACGCGTGATGGCCCTCAGCCTCGACACCGCCGCGGCGCTCCTCGCCCAACCCGAGCCGCCCATCCCCGCTGGCCAACTCGCCATCGACGACGGGCCCCGCATCGGCTCCCTCTGCTCCGGCTACCGCGGCCTCGACATGGCCGTCGAAGCCGTCTTCGGCGGGACCACCGCATGGGTCTCCGACATCGACCCCGGCGCCTCGAAGATCCTCGCCCACCACTGGCCCACCGTGCCCAACCTCGGCGACCTCACCACCACCGACTGGGCCGCCGTAGAACCCGTCGACATCGTCTGCGGCGGCTACCCCTGCCAGCCCTTCTCCAACGCCGGCCTCCGGAAAGGAATCGAAGATGAGCGCCACATCTGGCCGTACATCGCAGACGCCCTTCGCGTTCTACGACCCCGACGCGCGATCTTTGAGAACGTCGCAGGGCACCTTCGACGCGGATTCGACACCGTCCTCGCCGACCTTGCCGACCTCGGGTTCGATGTCGAGTGGTGCACTGTTCGCGCGTCGGAGGTCGGCGCTCCCCACCGCCGCGAGCGCCTCTTCATCGTCGCCACTGCTCAAGACGCCGACAGCGCAACTCGCGATCAACGGCGGCTCGCAGCACCCCGACAAGCGGAAAGCCGGCGGGCACGGCCCGACGCTGGCAGACGAGGTGGAACACCTGCTGCCGACACCGACGGCGACGCCCTACGGGAACAACCAGTCGGCGAGTCCGGGCGCCGCAGTCCGGCCGTCGCTGAACTCCCTGGCGCCGCTCCTGCCGACGCCGGCCGCCTCGGACTCCACGAACACGGCGAACTTCCGCCCGGACGGGACGCCCTACGGCGAGGGCTACGGGATGACGCTCCTCGATGCGGCACGGCTGCTCCTGCCGAGTGGGGCCGATTCACCCCCGCTATCCGCCGCTGGGAGCACGCCACCGGCCGACCCGCCCCACGGGCAGTTGACGATCGACGCCGCCTGAGCCCCGCATTCGTCGAATGGCTCATGGGCCTGCCCGCCGGCCACGTCACCGACGTCCCCGACCTCACCCGGAACCAGCAGCTACACGCCCTCGGCAACGGCGTCGTCCCCCAGCAAGCCACCGCCGCACTCCGGCTGCTCACCGCCCGTATAGCCGCATGACCACGCAAGAGGGCGGTGCCGTTCGACCCGGCACCGCCCCCGCCCTGACCCTGCCACACCCACCACACAGGAGGAACCCGTGAGCAAGCGCCCGCCGCCACCCTGCGACACCTGCCCCTGCGCTGGCTGGGGCCTGGAGTGCGAAGGCGTCGCCGAGAAGAAGCCTGAGCCCGACAAGGCCCCGCCGCCCTTCGACCGCTGGTACGTCGAGATCAAAGACGGCAGCGAGTGGATGCCCGCCGGAGCCCGTCACGCAGACCGGCCCACCGCCCTCCAGCGCCTCAAAGCGGCCCGGACCCAACGCCCCCAGTGGGCCGACGGAACGCCCGTGCAGTACCGCCTCGTCCGCGAGACCACCGCGTACACCGTCGACCCCGCCTGACCCCCGCCCCGTCCCGGCCCGGCCCACCAGCCGGGCCGGAAGGAAGGAAGACCGCCATGGGACAGCAATGGGAACTGACCGTCACCTGCCCTCGACCGAGCGACCGCCATCGGCCCGGAGACGACTTCTTCACCCGACCGGACCGGATCGCGAAGACCGCCGCAATGTTCTTCGCGGCCGGCACGGAGATCACCCTGACCGCCCGGACGGTCCGCCTGCACCGGACCAGCCCCCACCCGCCCGGCGACATCGCACGCCTGCACAAGTCCCTCGCTATCGCCCTGGACTGCCTGCGCTTCAACACCTGCACGGACCGCGCACGCGACCGCTACGAACTGCCGCGCCCGATCCGTACCGAGATTCGCGAGACGGACACCTGCACCGTCCCCGCTGCTCCTGCCGCCCCCGGGGAGGCCGACCGTGGCTGAGTGCATCTGGCCCGACTGCCTGAGTGACGCCCAACGCGCTCAGCTCGCCGACCAAGTCACCGCGGCCGAGCGAGGCGAGACCACCACACCCATGCCCGACCAGCGACAGGTCTGCGGATGCACCGAGGCGCCCACGGATCCAGTGAGTAATGCCAGTTCGCCACCCGATCCGGGAGCGGACCCCTCGGGTGACGCGTCGAACTGACATCCAACCACCCCCGATAACATGCCATATCACTGGTGAGGATTGACCCGAATGTCGCAATCAGCAGGCATCATCGACCGCACCCCCACCCCGTCGCTCGAGCCCGGGCACTCCTCGAGCGCTCCCACCACCTACGACCCGGCGACCCTCGCCGTCCTCCACGCCATGGAGCAGGCAGCCGAAAAACACCTCGAGCGGATCCGCCCCGCCAACACAAAACGCGGCTACGCCAACGACTGGGCCCTCTGGGCAGAGTTCCACGCCTGGCTCTCCGACCGCACCAGCCACACCCTGCCGCTCACCGCCGTCACCAAAGGAACCCTCGTCGGGTTCGTCGTCTGGCTCGACACCGTCAAGCTCGCCGCACCCAACTCCATCGACCGCCGCATCACCGGCGTCACCGTCACCGCTCGAGCCCAAGGCGTCGAAGTCCCCAAGGCCGCCACCGTCGCCGCCCGCCAAGCCCTCAAGCCCCTCAAGGCCGACGCCGACCGGATCGCCCGCGGCAGAGGAAAAGCCCCCGCTGCCACGCCCGCCCAACTCCGCGAGATGGCCGCCGCCGTCCCCGACAGCCTCACGGGACTCCGCGACCACGCCCTCTGGCTCCTCGCCTTCGGCATCGCCGGCCGATCCGCCGAAGTCGCCGCGCTCACCGCCGAAGGCATCGTCCTCTCGAGCAAGGGCCTCGAGGTCCACGTCCCCAGCGTCAAGGGCCGCCCCGCTCGAGACGTCGTCGTCGCCTACGGCAAAAGCCCCGACACCTGCCCCGTCCGGTCCTGGCTCACCTGGCAGTCCGCCGCCGGCGTCTCGAGCGGCCCCGCGTTCGTCGCCATCGACAAGTGGGGCCATCTCGGCACAGGGCATCTCGCCCCCGAAGCGTGCCGGGAGGTCATCGCCCGGTCCGCCGAACGCGCCGGGATCGCCGTGCGCCTCACCGGGCACTCCATGCGGGCCGGGTTCATCACCACCTCGAGAGTTGCCGGGAAGCGCGAGGAGAAGATCCGCGCCCAATCGGGCCACGCCGAGAACAGCCCGGCGTTCTGGGGCTACATCCGCGAGGCCGACAAGTGGACCGACGCCGCCAGCGAAGACATCGGCCTGTGAACCCAAAGGAGAACGGCATGGACACCGAGCCGCCCTGCACCGGCATGACGAAGGCCCGCAAACCCTGCAAGGGCACCGCCAGCCGCTGGCCCGAAGGCGTCCCTGGCAACCCGCTGCTCTGCGGCACGCACCTGCCCGTGAACCTGCGGGACATCCGGGACGCCGGGTTCGCCGAGCAAGAGCGCCGTCACGCCGCCCGCCTCGACAGCCGCGAACCCGCCTGCTGGTCCTGGGATCCGACCCTCACTGAGGACCGCATCCTGGCCGAGTACGAAGGATCCGGCATAGAGGACGCTGCCGAAGACCTCGTGCGACGGATCCAGAACAGCGACGAAGCGGCCCTCCGTCTGGCCTTCGCGATCTGGCACGACCGGCGGTGCGCCGTCTGCGGGATGCGCGCCCCGCGCCTCGTCAAGGACCACGACCACGAGACGGGCATCATCCGCGGCCTGCTCTGCCGGCACTGCAACAGCGCTGAACCCCACGACGACGGGCTCTTCCGCGGCTACCGCGAGAGGCCGCCCGCGGAAATTCTCGGCATCCGCCTGCCCTACGTCGACCCGATTCACGGCGTGGCCGAGGTCTACCGCCGCCGGCGCCAGCTCGACGACCACCCCGCCTACGTCCTCGCACCCAAACTGTCCGCGCGGCTCAACCCCAGCACCGACCCCACGGAGGACTGACCGTGACCCCCGTTCAGATCATCAGCGACGCCAACATCTGGCCGACGATCCGCCGCGATGAGCAGCGCCTGGCCGAACTCCTCGCGTGGCTCCGCGCCAACGGGATTGACCCGAATGAAGTACCGGACACCAGCACGCTCAGCATCGAGCCCTGCAGCAGCGGCCACCTGATCCGGTACACCGTGTACCTGCTCAACGCCGAAGGCCACCGCTACGCCAACCCCGGTAGCGACTACGCGGCCAGTGAGGAGCGGATCGCCGCCCTTGTTGTCCCGCTGCCCGACACGTGGCCTCAGCCGGTCCTGCGCGCCGCCCCCTGACGTGACGAAGGGGCGTCCCCGGCCTGCCACAGCTCTACGGGACGCCCCACCGGCAAGGGCCGATGTCCGGCCCCGGTGTCACCCTCAGAGCCGAACCGCCGCCAAGACGACCTCGGCGCCAACAAGGAGGGAACGGCATGTCACGGCACCCCGATATGCCCTGTGCAAGATGCGGCACCCTGATGTGGAGAGGCCGCGGCAGCCTCCCAACAGGCAATGCCGTGTGCCGTCCCTGCAGACGCGAAATGACTCAGCCGTACTCCCGGCCCGAGCTGTACGAGCCGCGCTCATGTGCCCACTGTGGTGCCCAGTTCACCAATCCCAGGAGTCGTGTCTGCTCAGTCGAATGCGGACGCGTCCGGATGGGGAACAACGCCCGGCGGCTCAATGACGCCCCTGCGCAACCGGTTCCTTGCGACGACTGCGGCGCCTTGACAGCCCGCGGTCGCAACCAGGAAGGACGGTTCTGTGAAGCCTGTGCACGAGTCCGGCGTCGGGCGAAAGATCGCCGTGCAGCAGCAGCACGACGCGGCGCGGTGATCGTGGGGCCGCGGCCCAAGGTAGAGGACATCGGCCTACGGGACGGGTGGCGCTGTCATCTCTGCAAGCGTCCTGTCGACCCGGGCCTCCACTTCCAGCACCGTGATGCGGCCACCTTGGACCACCTCGTGCCGGCCTCGCAGGGAGGCGCCGATGAAGCGTCGAACCTTGCGCTGGCCCACCGAGGATGCAACTCACGACGTGGCATCGGCGGACAGATTCAGCTCCGACTGATCGGCTGAGGCACGATCCGGCCCCATCCGTCATTGCGCCGGCCCTGGTACCCGTGGCGGGTACCAGGGCCGTCTGTTCACTCGATCGGGACGTCCGGCTCCGCTGATGCCTCATCACCCCCGATGTGGACATGCATGCGACGATCGGAACGCAGAAAGGAGGTACAGCATGAGCAACGAGGAGCAGCCCCGAGACGGCAACGGCGGGTTCTTGTCCGTCAACGCAAGCGTTCAACGTGACGCCGACGCATCGCGCCTGCGGTCGGAAGGTAAGACGTACCAGCAGATCGCCGACGCGCTCGGATACCACGACCGCGGGCACGCCTGGCGCGGCATTCAGCGGGCGCGCAGGGCGATCCTGCGGGAGCCGGCTGAGGAGTTGATCCAGGTGGAGTCGGCGCGGCTGGACGAGCTGTACGTGGCCGCCCTGGACGTCCTCGACCGGGATCACCCGACCGTGTCGAACGGGCGCGTCATGTACGGCGACGACGGCCGGCCGGTCCTCGACGACGGGCCGAAGCTGGCGGCGCTGCGGGAGCTGCGGCAGATCCGGGAGTCGTACCGCAAGCTGCACGGTTTGGACCAGCCGGCGAAGATGGAGATGTCCGGCGGGGTCAAGTACGAGATCGTCGGAGTAGACCCGGAAAGCCTCAAGTGACCAGCAAAAACAGTAGAATTGGAGGCACAGAACCCCGGCGGGTGCGGGAACACCCCCGGGGCGTGGAGAGCACCTATGTGAGAGGCGTCCTCATGGTTCAGCGTACCTGCATAGTCGACGGATGCGATCGTCCGCACATTGCCCGCGACCGGTGCACCCGGCACTACAACCAGTGGCAGCGGACACAGGATCCGAACCGCAAGCCCTGCTCGATCGACGACTGCGACAAGCCAGCCGTGAAACGCGGCTGGTGCGACATGCACTACCGGCGATGGAACCTCTACGGCGACCCGCTCCGGACCATGGTCAGGGTCCCCAGCGAGTGCGGGTTCGAGACCTGCGAGCGAACCTCGGTCGCCCATGGCCTGTGCGAGCCGCACAACCGCCAGCGCTCCGAGGGCAAGCCTCTGACACCGGTGCGGGCGTGGCGACCTAACGCGACACGCGACGCCGAGGGGCGCAAGCTGTGCCGGACTTGTGAGCAGTGGGTGGCGGAAGCGGAGTTTGGTCGGAGCAGCCGCAACCCCGACGGACTGGGGTACCAGTGCCGGAAGTGCAACCGCGACAAGCACCGGCTCAAGAACTACGGCATGACCTGGGAGCAGTACGAACGCCTCCTCGAATCCCAAGGCGGGGGCTGCGCCATCTGCGGACAGGCGTGCTCCACTGGACGCCTGCTCGCAGTCGACCATGACCACGGCTGCTGCCCTGACGTATCGAGGTCGTGCGGTCGCTGCATCCGGGGGCTCCTGTGCAGCAACTGCAACCAGGGCATCGGCAAGTTCGAGGATCAATCGGACCGGCTGCGCGCTGCTGCCGCCTACCTAGAGAGGCACCATGGCTGAGACGGTGGTCCGGTACGAGCCTCGGGGCGCAGCGCTTGAGCTGTTTCGCTCGTCCGACCCGGAGATCTTGCTGAGCGGCGCCGCCGGCACCGGAAAATCCGTGGGCGCACTTATGAAGGTCCACTTGACGTGCCTCAACACGCCACGGGTCCGCGCGCTCATCGTCCGCAAGACCCACGCTTCTCTTGCCGCCTCTACGCTCGTCACCTTCCGGCAGAAGGTTGCGGCAGAGGCGATCACGGCCGGGGTCGTGTCCTTCTACGGCGGGTCCGCGCAAGAGCCAGCATCCTTCCGGTACGCCAACGGTTCGGTCATCGTCGTCGGCGGGCTGGACCGGGCCACCCGACTCCTCAGCACCGAATACGACATGTGCTTCGTGGACGAGGCGATCGAGGTCACCGCCGAAGACCTCGACACGATCGTCACCCGTCTTCGCAATGGGCGGATTTCCCGCCAGCAATTGATCATGGCTACTAATCCTGGCCCGCCTACGCACCACATCAAGCAGCGGGCGGACTCGGGGCGCTGTCGCCTCCTGTACTCCACCCACGAGGACAATCCGCGGCTGTACTCGGGTGGGGAGTGGACGGAGTACGGGCAGGCGTACCTTGCCCGCCTGGACAGCCTCACGGGGGCGCGGTACCAGCGGATGCGGTGGGGCAAGTGGGTGGCCGCCGAGGGCCTGGTGTACGAGAGCTTCGACCCGGCTGTCCACGTGGTCGAGCCGACGGATGTGCCCGAGGGCGGCACGCTGTGGATCAGCGTGGACTTCGGGTTCACCAACCCGACCGTCGTCCAGTTCTGGCTGGAGGATTCGGACGGGCGGTTGTACCTGACGCGGGAGCTGTACCGGTCCGGGCGGCTGGTGGAGGACCATGCGAAGGACATCCTGCGGGTGTTGAAGGACGAGCACGGCAACTGGCGGGGGCCGAAGCCCCGTGCGGTCATCTGTGACCACGACGCGGAGGACCGGGCCACTCTGGAACGCCACCTGGGGCTGTCGACGGTGGCCGCGCACAAGGGCGTGTCCGACGGAATCCAGGCTGTGCAGTCCCGGCTGAAGCCGGCTGGCGACGGGAAGCCACGCCTGTTCCTGGTGCGGGGCGCTCTGGTTGAGCGGGATGTCGAGCTGGATGCGGCGAAGAAGCCGTGCTGCACCGAGGAAGAGATCACCGGGTACGTGTGGGACCGGGGTACAGCGCAGCAGCAGGCGAACGACAAGCCGCCGAAGGAAGCCCCCGTGAAGGTCAACGATCACGGGATGGACGCCCTGCGCTACGCGGTCGCGGAGTTGGACGTTGGTGGCCGGCCCCGGATCCGCTGGGTCTGAGTTACGCCGCGCTCCCATACCACTACTGAGAGGTCATCATGCACTGGCTGACGCTCACAAAACTGAAGGATTTCCTGTCGATCGCGCTATTGACAGGAGGATTTGCGCTACTGTCGGTTGGAGTCGGGACGATCTGCGGCACCGGTGCGGGTGAAATCGCAGGCGGGATCAGCCTCGTGGCCCTCCATCACTGGTGGACCAAGAGCGACGGGTAGCGCGGGAAAGGGGGGCCGATGCGACGAAGCTTCTTCGACGTCATCGGCTCCTCTCTCCGCAACCAGACCCCCATCTCCTTCGCCCCTCCCGGCGCCCGCCATGGCTACACCGGCAGCCTCCTCGGCCGGCCCTCTGGCATGCAGGCGCAGATGCGCGCCCAAGGCAGCAGCGGCGTTCTCTTCGCCATCGTCGACCGCATCATCACGTCGTACTCGCAGGTCGAATGGCACCTGTATCGCAAAGCAGCGTCGGGCCTCGAAGAGGACCGCATCGAGGTCACCCGCCACGCCGCACTCGACCTGATCAAACGACCCAACGGCTTCATGACCGGCCCCGCGTTCCGCGAGACCGCGCAACAGCACGAGGAACTGACCGGCGAGCAGTGGTGGATCATCGCCCGCAACCCGCGCGCCAAGGTGCCGCTGGAGATCTGGCCCGTCCGCCCCGACCGTATGCGCCCCCTACCCGACCCGGACCTGTTCATATCCGGCTACGAGTACACAGGCCCGGGCGGCGAGGTCATCCCGCTCGGCCTGGACGAGGTCGTGTTCCTGCGGCGCCCGAACCCCCTGGACCCCTACCGCGGCCTGGGCCCCGTGCAGACGGTCCTCACCGACCTGGACTCGGTGCGGTACGGCACGGAGTGGAACCGGAACACGTTCCTGAACGGCGCCGAGCCCGGCGGCATCCTGCAGGTCGACAAGCGCCTGTCGGACGACGAGTTCAACGAGCACCAAATGCGGTGGAACGAGCAGCACAAGGGCGTCTCCAACGCCGGCCGAGTGGCGCTGCTGGAGAACGGCATCACTTGGGTTGACCGCAAGTACACCGCCCGCGACATGCAGTTCGTGGAGCTGACGCAGGTCGGTGACGAGAAGATCCGCGGCGCGTTCGGGTTCCCCAAACCGATGCTGGGCGCGGTCGACGACGTGAACCGGGCCAACGCCGAGGCCGCCGAGGTCGTGTTTGCGCGGTGGCTGCTCGTGCCCCGCCTGGAGCGCATGAAAGCCGCACTGAATACGCGCCTGCTGCCCATGTACGGGCCGACTGGTGAGGGCCTGGAGTTCGACTACGACAACCCCGTTCCGGACGACGTAGACGCCGAAGCAGCGCTGCTCACGGCCCGCTCGGCTGCTGCTGCGGTGATGCGCGGCGCCGGCTGGAACCCTGAGGACATCCTGACGACGGTGGGCCTCCCGCCGATGCGGTACGAGGCCCCGGTTGCTCCCGCCGCCCCGGCCATGCCCGACCCCACGTTTGCTGATGCCATGTCCGGGCTGTTCGCCCGGGACGAGCCTGAGAACGCGATGCGCTGGCAGGCGGTGGCCGTGGACGACGAGGACACCTGCCAGCCCTGCGCCGATAACGACGGCCACCTGTACCGCAACCGGGCCGACGCCTACGCCGACTACCCGGGCGGGGTCGGCTACGTGAACTGCATCGGCGCGAAGTACGGCAACGAGTGCCGCTGCAAGGTCGTCAAGCGCCGCAAGGGCAACGACGGGAACGAGGAGGAGGACTGATGGCCTGGATCAACGTGCCGCAGGCCCCGGGCGCAGCACGCGCTAACACCGTCCGCGCCAAGGCAGGCGACACCCGGAACTGGTACAGCATCCGCAACGCCACCTCGGCGGACGAGGCGGCCCTGTACTTGTACGACGAGGTAGGGGGCTGGTTCGGCGCGACGGCGGAGCAGTTCGTCTCCGACCTGTCTGCGGTCACCTCGCCGTCCCTGCGGGTCCACGTGAACAGCCCCGGCGGCAGCGTATTCGAGGGTCTGGCGATTGCCAACGCCCTGCGCGCCCACCCGGCGAACGTCACCGTCCAGGTCGACGGACTCGCGGCCAGCATCGCCTCCGTTATCGCTATGGCCGCGGACCGGATCGAGATGGCCCCCCAGTCGATGCTCATGATCCACGAAGCGTCCGGGGTGTGCCTCGGCGACTCAGCTGAGATGGCGAAGATGGCCGAAGTCCTCGACATCATCAGCGACAACATCAGCGACGCCTACGCCGCGAAAGCCGGCGGGACAGCGGCCGAGTGGCGGGAAGCCATGCGCGCCGAGTCCTGGTACAAGGCGGCGGACGCCGTCGCTGCGGGACTGGCGGACGTGGCGCTGCCTACGGGCGGCGCCTCCGAGGACGACGTGCCGGAGCAGATGGCCGCCCGCTTCGACCCTGCCGCCTACGGGTACGCCGGCCCGGCGCAGCCCAAGCCCGGCCCGCCCCATGTGAAGGCGCAGCAGGAGCAGCCCGCGCCGATCGCCCTGACGATCAGCCTTGGGGACGCGATCGGCGAGCAGATCGCCGAAGCCGTCCGTGCTGCCGTGGCCGCCCCTGAGACCGCCGCGTCCGAACCCGTGGGGACGGGGCAGGACGAGGCGCCCGCCGCCGGCCCGGAGGACGCCCCCCCGACTCCGGAGCCGGCGGCACCAATCGCCGAAATGCGTGGCGAGCACGGCCCCGAACTCGTGGCGATCGAGCCCGACTCATGGGCCGACGCCTTCGCAGCCCTCACTACTCCCGGCTCCGATTCGTGGGCCGCGGCATTCGCAGTTCTGACTACCGGCCCAGCGTCGTCCAGCGCGACGGAATCCTGAGGAGGAGCCATGGCCACCCCCACCATCCCGCGCACCAGTGACGAACTGGGCGAGATGCTCGCCGACCCCGCGGCGGTCAAGAACATCGCGGAGACCCCCGAGAGCCTCCACAAGTTCATCGACGCCTACGCCAACAAGCAGCAGGGCGACGGCACCGACCTGAACCGGCTCGTCGCCGAGGAGACGCAGAAGCAGCTCGCCACGTTCCTCCGCGACCAGGGCGCCGACGTCACCAACAAGGACGTCAAGCGCCTCAACCTGGACCCGCAGAACCGCGGCGCCAAGGGCAGCATGCTCACCTCCCACCGGCAGGGCACCGCGCACAACCCGGCGGCGCCGGGCGCGGTCCTCGACGGGCACTTCGACAACGCCCTGGACTACGCCAAGACGATCTGGCACAAGAACAACAGCGCGGACCCCGAGAAGCTGGGCGCCCTGCGCAACGCCGCATCGTCGGTGTCGCCGGCGGACGGCGGGTTCCTGGTCCCGGAGACCCTGCGGTCGCAGTTGATGCAGATCGCCCTGGAGTCCTCGGTGATCCGTCCGCTGGCAACGGTCGTTCCGATGGACTCGGCGCGGGTGCCGTTCCCGATGATCGACGTGACCACAAACCAGGGCTCCGTGTTCGGCGGCATGATCGCCTACTGGGGTGAGGAAGGCGCGGCGCTCACCGACAGCTCTCCGAAGTTCGGGCGCATCGAGCTCGACGCGAAGAAGCTCACCGGCCTGTCCGCGGTGCCGAACGAGTTGCTGCAGGACTCGGCGATCAGCTTCAGCGCGCTGATCGAGAACCTGTGGCCGAAGGCCATCAGTTTCTCCGAGGACGCCGCGTTCCAGACCGGCTCCGGCGTCGGCGAGCCCCTCGGCTACCGCGGCGCCGGCAACAAGGCCGCCATCGCCGTCAACCGCGGCACGGCCAGCACCATCAAGTACCTCGACATCATCGCGATGTACGCGCAGATGCTCCCGTCGTCGCTGAACAACGCGGTGTGGATCTGCTCCCCGGACGCGATCCCGCAGCTCCTGCAGATGTCCCTGACCGTCGGCACCGGCGGTAACGCCATGTTCGTCGTCAACGCGACGGGCCCGATGCCGATGAGCCTGCTCGGCCGGCCGCTGATCATCACGGAGAAGGCGTCCGCGCTCGGCACCCGTGGCGACCTGTCGTTCGTCGACCTGTCGTACTACCTGGTCGGCGACCGCCAGTCCATGTCGGCGGACTCCTCGACGGACTTCAACTTCGGGTCCGACAAGACCACGTTCCGGATCATCCAGCGTGTCGACGGCCGCCCGTGGCTGAAGTCCGCGATCACCCCGCAGAACGGCTCCGCGAACAAGTTGTCGCCGTTCATCGAGCTGAACTGACCCCCGGCCGGCGCCGGCATTCAACCCCCGGCGTCGGCTCCCACTGGGCCGGCAGTGTCGCCCCGGCAGGACCGTAGACGAGAGGTAAGACCATGGCTCAGAAGGCACTCGGCAGGCTGTTCAACACCACCCCTGCCGCTGACGGCGTATACGTCAGCCTGCAGGACGCGGGCGGCGTGGCGTTCCTGTGCTTCCTCACCGGTGGCGTCGGCGACGTCTACACGCTGCAGGAGGCGAAGGACAGCGCCGGTACCGGGGCGCAGAACCTCGCATGCGTCACCGAGTACTACACGAACACCGGTAACGCCTCCGACGCGTGGACCAAGCGCACCCAGGCGGCCGGCGCGGTCGTCACCACCGCTGCGGCGGCCACGCAGAACGCCGCGGTGTTCGAGGTGCAGGGCACCAGCCTGAGCGATGGCTACAAGTTCGTGAAGGTCACCTCGACGGGTGCGGGCGCGGTCACCGCGCTGACCCGGGACCTGATGACGCAGCGGGCCCCGGAGAACCTGCCCGCGATGGGCGCCTGACTGTGTCCGCGTGGGTCTGCCCGGAGTGCACCGCCGCCTACTCGGTCGGTGCACCCCGGTGCCCCCATTGCGGTCACCCGAGTCGTGGCCAGGAAGGACAGGACATGCCGAAGACGACCGTTCACGGGGGCGCGAGCGTCGCCGCCGGTGACACCGCCGAGGAGGAGTCATCGCCGACACCGGAGGCTCCTGGTACCAACTCGTCGACATTCTCCGAGAGGGAGCCGAATACGCCCGGGACGAGCGGCAGCGCCCCCCAGTCGCGTGCCCGCAAGACGGCGAGCCGCTCCAAGAGGGCCCAGACGGCGAGCTCTTCTGCCGCTTCGACGGGTGGCGACCCGGCGGACGGTACGTCGGCGACCGCCTCTGACGACGACGCCTGACCACAGCAGCACTTCACCGTGACCCCGCCCACCCTTCACCGGGTGGCCGGCCAAGAAAGCAAGGGCACAGGGCATGGGCAACACAGCCTGGTTTTGCACCAGGGAGGACATCAGGTCCGCCCTGGACGCGGCGAGCGCGGCGCGCAGTGACGCGCAGCTCGACCGTGCGCTGGACGCTGCGGCACGCGCCGTGACGTCGCGCTGCAACCGGACGTTCGTGCCCGTGTCCGGCACCCGGTGGTTCGACTGGCCGTCGTCGCAGACCCCGAGGTCGTGGGTGCTGCGCCTGGACGACAACGACCTGATCAGCGCAACGGCGATCACGTCGGGCGACACGACCGTGCCCGTTGACGAAGTGTTCCTGGAACCGGTGAACAGCTGCCCCCCGTTCACGCGGGTTGAGACCCGCCTGGACCGGGGCGCGGCGTGGCAGGCCGGGGACACCCACCAGCGCGCGGTCAGCATCACCGGGCTGTGGGGCTACTCAAACGACCAGGTCCCCGCCGGGGTGCTCGCTACCGGGGTCGACGCCGCGGCCACCGCAGTGACCGTGTCGGACTCCGCCGCGGCCGGCGTGGGTCACCTGCTGACCGTGGGCGCGGAGCGGATGCGCGTCACCGGGAAACGCCTCACCTCGACGGGGCAGACGCTGCAGGCCCCACTGACGGCGAAGAACAACGAGCAGCTGCTCGTCGTCACCGACGGGTCCGCGTTCCACGAGGGCGAGACGATCACCCTCGACGCGGAGCGCATGACGATCCGCGACATCGCCGGTAACACCCTGATCGTGGACCGGTCGGCCGACGGCAGCACCCTGGCCGCCCACACCGGGTCCACGATCTACGCGCCGCGGCTCCTGACCGTCGTGCGCGGCGTCAACGGCACCACCGCCGCGACGGCAACTGGCGGGACCGCGCTGACCCGGTGGGCGCCCCCGGGGCTGATCCACCAGCTCGCCGTCGCGGAGGCGCAGAACTGGCTGCTTCAGGAGCAGGCCGGGTACCTCCGCACCAGCGGCGCCAGCAGCGGGTCGTCCGGTAAGGAAGCCACCCTCGACGGCCTGAAGGACCTGCGGGAGCAAGTCGACCAGTCGGTGTACGCCCGCAAGATCCGGACGAGGGCGGTGTGACCTGTGGCCGGTGAGAACGTCAGCGTGTCCGCGTCGGGCCCCCTCTTCGACGGGCGCGCCTCCTCCATGATCACCCGGTGGACGCGTGACGCAGGCGAGGAGATCGCCCGCGACGCCGAAGCCGAAGTGCACCGCATCCTCCACCAAGTGCTGCGGCACCCGACCGGGTACTACGAGTCGCAGGTCCGCGTCGACCGCCGGACTCCCGACCGGTTCGACATCACCGACGGCGGTGTCGTCTACGGCCCGTGGCTGGAAGGCACCTCGTCCCGGAACGAGTCCACGCGCTTCAAGGGCTACGGCACGTTCCGCCGCGTCAAGCAGCGCGTCGAGTCCCGCGCCGACCGGACCATGCAGCGGATCCTCGACCAGCACACCAGGGAGCTGTGACCCATGGCCCTGGACATTGACGAGATCATGGCGCGCGTCACCTCCCACGCGGAAACCCTTGGTGTCCTCGACGAGGTCAACGGGCACGAGCCCAAGTCGGCACCCGGGCGCGGTGTGACCGCGGCGGTGTGGGTGCAGGAGCTCGACCCGCTCCAGTCGTCCGGCCTGGACTCGACGAGCGTCCGCCTCGGCCTGATGTGGCGCCTCTACACGCCGATGATCTCCGAGGCGCCCGACGCGATCGACCCCAACATGCTCAAGGCCCTCGACGCCCTGTGCGCCGCATACTCCGCGGACTTTGACCTTGACGGGGCGCTGCGCACGGTCGACCTCCTCGGCGCCTACGGCGACCCCATGCGGGGGCGGGCCGGCTACCTCAATCAGGACGGGCGGATGTACCGGGTCATCGACCTGACGTTGCCGCTCATCATCAACGACCTGTGGGACCAGGAGGCGGGGACATGACGAAGGAATCCGGGCTCGGTGACCGCCTCTACGTGGGCGGCTACGACCTCAGCGGGGACGTCAACTCCCCGAGCCTGTCCGGCGGGCCTGCGCCGCTGGTCGTGACCGGCATTGACAAGGGCGCAACCGAACGGATCGGTGGCGTGCGCGATGGCAACATGGGGTGGACGGCGTTCTTCAACACCGCAGTGGGCCAGGCGCACCCGGTGCTGTCCGCGCTGCCCACTGCGGACGTGCACGTGGCGTACCTCCACACCACGCTCCTCGGCGCGCCGGCAGCGACGATCGTCGCGAAGCAGATCGGGTACGACGGGAGCCGCGCCGACGACGGGGCATTCACGTTCGCCCTGCAGGCGCAGGCCAACGGGTTCGGGCTGGAGTGGGGGCAGCAGCTCACCCCGGGGTTGCGGACCGACACGGCGGCCACCAACGGCGCGTCCCTGGACCAGGGCGCGGCGACCGCGTTCGGGGCGCAGGCGTACCTCCAGGTCGCGGCACTGACCGGGACGGACGTCACGGTGAAGATCCAGGACTCGGCGGACAACGTCACGTTCGCGGACGTCACCGGGCTGACCTTCGCGGCCACCACGACCGCCCGGACCGCGCAGCGCATCGCGGTGGGCGGCACGCAGGCAGTGCGCCGCTACGTCCGCGCCGTCACCACCACCAGCGGCGGCTTCACTTCCGCGAGCTTCATCGTGATCGTCAACATCAACACCGTGGCGGTGAGCTTCTGATGAACCGCATCACACCGAACATGCCCGTGCAGGCGTACCGCAGCTTCGAGATCCGCTCCCCGCTGGCCACCCACTACCGGCCCGCGACGTGCGGCGAGGTCGACTGCACCCCGCATTTGAACGGCTGGACCACCCGCGTTGACGAGTCCACCGAGCTGGGGCAGCAGCAGGCCCACTACATCCGGCACGACACGTCACGCCGCCACACCGAGGAACGCCAGCCCGACGGGCTGACCGCGTTCGCGTTCGAGGCGGGGCAGCGGTGCTTCGCCGCAGACAAGCACCAGGCACCCGTCGGCCGGCCGGAGATCTACCTGTCCCGCGGCGGGGACTGGCGCGGTACCACCACCGGGCCACTCACCCACTCCGGGCCCGAGGGCTGGCTCGACGAGTTCCAGACGAATCAGGACCACCTCAAGACCCGGATCGACCGGGGCTGACGAAAGGATGTGAGTCCCTTGGCGAAGGCCAGCGGAATCGGATGGACGACCTGCTCCGTCGACGACGCGAGCGGCACTCCGGTCGTCATCAAGAACGACGTGACGAACCTGCAGTTCGCGACCCCGCGAGCTGTTCAGGACGTCACGGGCATTGACAAGTCCGCGATGGAGCGGCTGCTGCTCCTCGCCGACTTCTCGATCACCCTCAACGGGGTGTTCAACGCGGCCGTGTCGCACACCGTGTGGAAGACGATCCCGTCCACCAGCGTGGCCCGCACCACGTCGCTCACCGTCAACGGGGTCAGCCTCAACAACGAGGTGCTGTACACCGACTACCCGCCGAGCCGCGCCGACTCCGGCGAGTTCACGTGGGCCGTGCCTGGTGTCCTTGCAGATGGCCAAGTGCCTACCTGGAGTTGACGAATAGTCACGTCGTCGCCCAATGGCACCCCGACCGACCGCACCAAGCCAAGGGCCTGTGCAACCTCTGCTACCAGGCCGAATACGACAGGAACCGCCCCAAGGACCGGCGGAGAAAGGACCCGAGCGACTATGCGCCGAACTACCGCACACCGCCCAACAAACCGCCCCGGGTGCCGGACTGCCACCCGGACCTCAAGCACGTCGCTATGGGCATGTGCAACTCCTGCTACCAGAAGGCCCGCCGCATCGCCGGTCCTGGCAACGCGACCTGCCACCCCGACCGCCCTGCGCTCGCCCGTGGAATGTGCCACCAGTGCTACGCCAAAGACCGCTACTGGGACGACCCGGAGAAGTACCGGGAGGCGGCCCGAGAATCGGGCGCTGAGACGCGGAAGCGTCTTCGTGACGAACTCGTCACGGCTTACGGCGGCCGGTGCGCCTGCCGCAACTGCCCCGAGACGAACACCGCGTTCCTCACCCTCGACCACGTCAACGGGGATGGGAAGGCGCACCGCATGAAACTCGGCAGCCACACCTACGCAGACCTGCGACACAGGGGCTGGCCCAAGGAGGGCCACCGGCTCCTGTGCTGGAACTGCAACGGAATGACCCGGGGCGGACGAACCTGCCCTCACGAGGAGACCTGACCATGGGCTACACCGCACCCCGCCGCGAATACCCCCTCGACCTCGGAGAGGAATTCCACGGCCTGGAGGTCACCGTCACCGGCGTCAGCATCGCCAAGTACCTGCGCCTGGCCGGGTTCACCGCCGACGACGTGCCCGTCTCCGAGGCCATCGAGGCGTTCCGCGACAACCTGATCGCGTGGAACCTCGAAGAAGACGACGGGACCCCCATCCCCATTGAGGCGGCCGGCGACCAAGACAAGGATCTGATCCTCGCCCTGACCACCGCCTGGGTGTCGTCCCTGCACGGGGTGCCCGTCCCTTTGGAGCCGAGCTCGCCCGCTGGCGAGCCGTCCCTGGTGGCGCAGATTCCGATGGACGTCCCCTCACCAAGCCAGGCCGCCTGACCGAAGCCGAGATCCTCCTCGGCCTACTCCGACAGTTCCCCGCGTACACCCTGACCAGCCTGCGAGCCGAATCCGTGGAGCTACTACAGCTCCTGGCCGTCGAGCGGGCCGGCCGCCGCGAACAACCTGTAGACGACGACCCGGAAGGAGACGCCTGACATGCCCAGTGCCGTGTCGATCGTGGTGTCCCTGCGGGCGTCGACCACGTCGGGACTGATCGGCGTACAGCGGGCCCTGCACGGGTTGCAGGAAGACGCCTCCGCATCCGACCGGGCGCTCGGCAACCTGCGGAGCGGGTTGATGGGGCTCGCCCCGGCCGCGGTCCCCGTCGCGGCGTCCCTGGTGGCGGCGCTTGCCCCGATCGCCGCGCAGATGGGTGCGGCGACCGTAGCGGTCGGTGTGTTCGCCGCAGCGATGATCCCGCAGTTCAAGGCGGTCAGTGACGCCGCGAAGGCTCACGATAAGTATGCGGCCGCGGTGGCGAAGTCGGGGGCCGGGTCGAAGGCGGCGGCGCAGGCCGAGACGGAGTACCTGGCGACGTTGCAGGGGATGCCTCCGGCTACCCGGAAGGCGGCGGCGGCGCTGGGGGATCTGCAGGATCAGTACACGGCGTGGTCGAACAGCCTGGCGGGCGACACGATGCCCGTCGCGATCAAGTCGTTCGGGATTCTGGAGGCGATCTTCCCCCGGCTGACTCCGATGGTGAAGGGCACCTCGGATCAGCTCGACCGGTTGATGAACGTCCTGGGTGGGGCGATGGAAGCCCCGCAACTGGACAAGCTGTCCGGGGAGTTCAACCGGTTCGCGGTCGGCTCGCTGAAGAAAGCCGTCGACGGGGTCATCCACTTCTCCCGGGTGGTGTCCTCCGGCGATTACGACCACGGGCCGCTCCACGAGTTCATGGACTACGCCAAGCGCAACGGGCCGATGGTGCAGGACACCCTCAAGCACCTGGTGGAGGCGCTGGCGCACATCGGGGAGGCCGCGTCGAACGCCGGCCCGGGGATGCTGGCGGTGGTGAACGCCCTGGCGGGGTTGGCGTCGGCGATTCCGACGCCGGTGCTGACGCGGATGCTTCAGCTGTATACGGCAATGCGGCTGATCAAGACGGCGTCGGCGGGGATGCTCGCTGCGACCAGTGCGATCGGCCGGCTGGATCGGGCGTTGGCGAGCATGGGCCGGGCGGGCATCGCAGCGGGTGGTGGTCTGGCGGGTGTGCGCGCCGCGCTGGCGACGCTGTCGACCGGGGCGAAGGTGGGCATTGCGATCACTGCGATCGCAGCGTTGGTGATCGTCCTGAAGAAGCTCGGGGATTCGAAGGAGGCCCCGCCGAACGTCGACAAGCTCACGACGTCGCTGGGAAACCTGGGCCGCACCGGGAAAGACACCGGGGAGCTACTGCGGGTATTCGGCAATGACCTGTCCGACCTGAATAAAAACATTGAGCATTCGTCGGATCCTTTCAAGTCCACCGAGAATATCAGCGCCCTCGACAAAGCTTTGGCGGGGATGGTGCAGGGTGGGAAGGCGGACATTGCCGCCGCAGCGGTGGCGAAGCTGTCGGCCCAGTACGAGAAGGGCGGAAAGCCCGCCGAGAACCTGACGAAGCAGCTGGAGAACTACAGGTCGGCTTTGGCCGATGCGAAATTCGAGTCGGACCTTGCCGCCGATTCCATGGGGTTGTTCGGGCGGCAGGCCCAGGACACCCAGAAGACCCTCGATTCGCAGAAGCAGTCAGCGGACGGGCTGCGACAGGCAATCCAGGCTCTGAACGACGTGAACCGTGCGGGCATTGATGCGCAGATCGGATTCGAGCAGTCCATTGCCGACGGCAACAAGGCGTTGAAGGACAACGGGCAGGCCCTGAAGATGGTCAACGGGCAGTTGGTCCTCACCTCGCAGAAGGCCCGGGACGAAGCCTCTGCCCTGGACGACCTCGCGGACAAGACCGACGCCGCGGGCGCAGCAGCACGGGACCAGGGCAAGTCGTGGGCGACGGTGTACGGGATCTACGACCGGGGCCGCACCCAGCTGATCAAGCTCGCCACGTCCATGGGCCTCACGAAGGACCAGGCGAAGGCACTCGCCAACCAGATCCTCAAGACCCCCGACAAGACCGCCTCGTTGAAGGGCGACCTATCGGACCTCCAGGCGAAGTTGGCCAAGGCGAGAGCGGCCCTGAAGTCCGCCCCGTCGTCGAAAACGACCGCGTTGAAGGCGACCATCGCGGACCTGCTCAAGCAGATCGCGGCGGCCAAGGCGGCGATCGCCAGCGTCCACGGTAAGACCGTCAACATCACCACGACCCACACCTCCACCGGGACTGTGTCCCACGAAGGCGGCGGGTACGCGCACGGCGGTGTCATCGGTGCGGCCGGCGGCGGGCCCCGGTCGGGTCGCACGCTCGTCGGCGAGGCCGGCCCCGAACTCGTGGACCTCGCGGCCGGGTCGAGGGTACGGACCGCGGGTGCGACCCGGCAGATCCTCGCCGCCGGCGGCGGCGCCGGGCAGCCCACGGTGATCGTCCTGAAGATCGGCGAGCGGGAATTCGGCCGGGTCTGGCTCGACACCGGCCGCCAACAAGTCCGCGCAGTGGGCGGCCTCGCAGCCGCCTTCCCGAAGTAGAAGGAGAGCAGCAGGGTGCCTCGTTACAAGGTGTGGAACGTCCCGATGGTCACCACCACGTCGCCGGTCGGAGTGACCACCGGCACCGCGGTGAAGACGATGCTGCAACTCGCAACTCCGTCGAGCCGGAAACTGAGCGTCGTCTCCTGGGGGTACAGCCTCGACTCCCCGCCGAACACGTCGGTGTCCGTGGTGGAACTCCTCCAGACCAACGTCGCCGCGACCGTCACCGCGCACGTCGCGGCCGGCGTGCAGCCCCTGGACCCGGGGCAGACCGCGTCGCTGTTGACGCTCAGCGTATCGGGCACCGGGTACACCGCTTCGGCCGAGGGCACGATCACGGCCGCCCGGTCACTGGACACGGTGCAGATCGCGGGCGGCACGTCGACCGCAACCCTGGGGCTCAGCTACTCCTACCAGTTCATGCCGGACGAGCAGCCGCAGGTCGCCGCGTCGTCGTTCCTCCGGGTCCGCGTCGACATGTCCACCGCAGTGAACATGCTCTGCTGGATTGTCTTCGAGGAGTAGGGCATGCCGCACAGCATCGCCCCGCTAGTCGAGGGCTGGAAGCGCCGCCACGGCGGCCGCTTCGCCACGCCCTCCACGGGTGGTGACTCCGGGCCCGCCCCGACGTGGCCGGTCACCGAGTTGTACCTCGGCGGGCAGTGGATCGACGTGTCGTCGTATGTCCGCTACGAAGGCATGATCACCATCACCCGGGGGCGGTCCTCCGAGTCCGGTACGGCCGTCGACCCGTCGACGTGCGCCCTGACCCTGAACAACCACGACGGGCGTTTCAGCACCCGCAAGCCGACCGGCCCCTACTACGGGTCCATCGGCCGCGCCACACCCCTGCGGGTGTCCGTCATCCGCAACGGCGTCAAGTGGGTGCGCTTCACCGGGGAGATCTCCTCCCTGCCCGTGGACGGCGACATCTCCGGCCGCGACATCTACGTTCAGGCGCAGGCCGGGGGGATCCTCCGCCGCATGGGCCAGGGTGAGGCACCCCTACAGTCCGCGATGCGCCGCAGTATCCAGGTCGCTAAGGGTCTACTCGCGTACTGGCCGATGAGTGACGGCGCCGACTCCGCACAGGCCGCATCAGCAGTGCCGGGCGTGGGCCCGCTTTCCGCGACCGGGCTGTCGTTCGCGGCGGTGTCGTCACTGCCCGGGTCGGAGCCACTCCCAAGCTTGGGGGCGACCGGGCAGATCCGAGGGAGCGTCCCCACCGGGTCCGGGGGGCAGTGGCGCGTCGAGTTCGTGTGGCTCATGGACTCCGCCCCGGCCGGGGACGTCACCCTCCTGGAGGTGACAGCGACCGGAACATACGTGGAATGGGCGGTCATCGTGCACGCCGCCGGCACGGTGACGCTGACGAACGCCGTAGCCGACGGGACAGCGCAGGTCCACACGGTCACGCCGGCTGCGGACCAGCCGCTGTTCGGCAGGTGGCAGCGGACCGTGGTCGAGGTCGTTGACTCCGGGTCGGACGTGAACGTCCTCTGGCAGACCTCTGCCGACATTGAGCAGACCGGATGGCACAGCTCATTCACCGCGACGAACGCCTCATCCGGGCGGGTCACCGGGGTGTCCGGGACTTACGACGCGAACGCCCAGGGCGTCGCCCTGGGCCACATCGCCGTGTACGACACCTACAACCCGGCGGTCATCGCGTTCATCAACACCACGTCCGGGTACGTCGGGGAGACCGCCGGGGACCGGGCGGCCCGGCTGTGCGCGGAGGAGGGCGTGCAGTATTGGCGGATCGGGGCGGGGAGCACTTCGGCGATGGGGCCGCAACTGGTGGCGTCGCTGGGGACACTCCTCGCGGAGTGCGCGGCCGCAGACATGGGGATCCTCTACGAGCCCCGTGACGGGTACGGGTTCACCTACCGGGACCGGGTGTCCCTGTACGGGCAGGATCCGCGGCTGGCCCTGGACTATGCCGCGCACCAGTTGGCGGGGAACCCGAAGCCCGTTGATGATGACCGTTTCACCCGGAACAGCCTGACCGTGGGTCGCACGAACGGGTCGTCGGTCCTCGCCGAGGAGACCACGGGGCGCCTGTCGACTGCACGCCCCGAGGACGGCGGTGTGGGGACGTACCCGGACTCGGTGTCCCTGAATCTGGCTGCGGACGATCTGCTGCCCAACCAGGGCGGGTGGCGCCTCCACCTGGGCGTGGTGGACGAGGCCCGGTACCCGCAGGTCGCCCTGAACCTTCGGCACTCCACGTTCACCGACAACCCCGACATGATGAACGCTGTGCTGGCCCTGGAGCAGGGCGACCGGGTGACGATCGCGAACCCGCCGGCCGAGTGGTGGGCGCCGGACGTGATCAGCCAGTTGGCGATCGGCTACACCGAGACGCTGGGCGCACTTGAGCACGACATGTCCATCAACTGTGTCCCGGAGTCGCCGTACCAGGTGGGCGTCCGCGACGACACGATCCGTGCGCGGCGTGACTCGGCCGGCAGTTACCTGGCTGTTGACGTGTCGCCGGTGGACACGGTGTGGCAGGTCGCCACTCCTGACGGCCCGTTGTGGACGACGAGCGCAGCCGATTTCCCGCAGGACTTGATGGTCGGCGGGGAGCGGGTCACCGTCACCGGAATCGCGGGGGCGTCGAGTCCGCAACTGTTCGCCGTCATCAGGTCCGCGAATGGTGTGGTGAAAGCGCAGACCGCCCAGACCGAGGTGCATGTGGTCCGCCCGACTGTTCGAGCCTTGTAGGAGGACGAATGCCTGATCTGTTGGCTGGTACGACGGTGTACGCGGCGGATACTCCGCCGGCACTGAATTCCACCGTTGACCCCACGTTCAGCCTCACCAACACCTCGTATGCGACGACGTCGACCGGGGGCAGCTACTCCGACTGTGCGGCCGTTTTCATCGCACCGACGACGGGCCGGGTCCTGGTGCACATGGCTGCGCGCATGAACAACACGACGGCCACGTCAGGGACGATGGTATGCACGGAGACCCGTGAGGGTTCCGTCGTCGGTAGCGGGAACATCGTGGATGCCGTGGGAGACCGGGGGCCGTCGAATTACGGCACGGAGTTTGCCCGGGTCGGTGCAGCGCATTTCATTTCTGGCCTGAACGCCGGGCAGACGTACAACATTCGGATGCTCCACAAAGTCACCGCGAACGGCGGCAATGTGGCGCTGCGTGAACTGACGGTAGTGCCGCTCTCATAACCCGGGCTCGACATACCAGGAGGCTGCTTTGCCCCGTGTAGTGGAATACAAGATCTCCGTCCAGTACGACGGTACCAACAGTGCTTACATTTGCGGCGAGTGGAGTGGTGGCACCATCAGCCCAGTGTCGGAGGTGAACGGTGCCCTCACGATTCAGCGTGGGGATTACTCGTGGACACTCAACACGGGTGACTGGGTGATCGCCCAGCCGAGCCCTGGGACGTGGTTCACGTTCGCCACGGAGTCGACCTACTCCGTGTACTGGTGCGAGGTCCCCACCTCATGACCATTACCAGCACCGACGGCCTGATCGTGGCGGCCACCTACTCGACGGACGAGACGACGGCCAAAACGCTGCCTGTCGGGACGCACGCGGGGTCGACGTACCGGACGATGGCCCGCCTGATCGTGCCCGTGGCCCCCGGGGACGTCCTCGACATCGACGGGCGGGCCCGCGTCACCAACGACGCGTCGGAACCGCGGTACACCGTCGGCGTGACCACCGGCCTGTGGGGCTACGACGTCGACACCGCGGAGGGCAGCAGCGGCCCGTGGTGGCTGCTGGACCAGGAGACCGGCGACAACGTCGACCCGCCGCGGCATCACCTGCCCGTGGCGATCACCGCCGTGT